ACTCACACAGATCACGTTCTGGTTGTGCCTGGCACTGTTTGTTCGACTGTTCACCTTCCGGCGCAAGGGCGCACGGTTCCGCCGCAACATGAGTTGCCTCGCATGGTTGATGATGGTCAGTGCAGGCACCACCATGATGTACATCAGCAAAGGCCTGCTGGTAATGCCTGCCGTGTCATGGCCACTGGTGGTGATGCTCGGCGTGTTCGTTGGCTCGGTCTGTCAGAGCAGCGGCAACCTGGCTCGTGTGTGGAGAGAAGGCTGATGACAGCTGAACCGAGGATCTACGACAGCCGCTGGGAAAAAGCCCGCTTGGGTTTCCTGCTCAAACATCCGCTGTGCGTGATGTGTGCGGAGCAGGGTCGAGTGGTTGAGGCGAAGGTGGTTGACCACAAGGTCAAGCACGGTTTGAAGGCTGCCTTGCTGTCAGGCAATGCTGCTGCGATCACGAGAGCCCGTACGCTGTTCTGGGACAAGGCCAACTGGCAGCCCCTGTGCAAGCTGCACCACGACTCCACCAAGCAGCGTTCCGAGAAGCGCGGCCACGAGATCGGTTGCACGGCCGACGGTCTGCCTCTGGATCCCGGCCACCACTGGGCTCGCGGATGAGAGGTTGAAGCACGTCAACCCCCCGAAATTTCGACCTCGAATGCACCATTCTGGTGCGGCACGCCAGTGCCACCAAGGGGGGTGGCCAAAAAAGTTCGGCGGAAATCACTTACTGACCGCCCGCCCCGCTTTCTGTGCAAGAGCGGGAAAAATGGGGGGGTACCCCTTGTTCTTAGTTGGTCCTTGTACGTGAAAGTGAGGTGTTGAATGGCCGGAAACGAGAATTCTGGGCGTCCAGCTAAGCCGGCCATTGTCCACTTGCTGAACGGAAACCCCAGCAAGAAAAACGCCGCGAACCTACTGCGTGAGCATCAGCAGCCAGTGATGCCGGTCGAGGCGCCACCGATGCCAGATTGGCTAGACGACGACGCTCGGCAAGAGTGGGCGAGAGTTGTACCTGACCTGGTAAAGCTGGGCTTGATCTCCAAGATGGATATGCAGGCGATGGCGCAGTACTGCGAGGCAGTTTCTGATTATCGCCGTTGGACACTGAACATTCAGGCGCTCAACGCCACCATGTCTGCTGGCACGCGCGGCGATGTCCAGACCTACAAAACGGGCGCGCAGGATCTTTCGATCTGGCGCAAGTTGCGCAACGACGCCGAGCGTCGAGCCAACGATGCCGGCGCCAAGTTCGGATTCTCGCCGATGGCGCGAAGGTCGCTGAAGCCGGCGGCACCTCAAGGCGAGCTCTTCCCCAATGACGAACAGGCAATCGCAAACAAATATTTCTGACCGTACCACTGCGTTCGCTGAAGACGTGTTGGCTGGGCGAATCATCGCCGGGCCATCGGTACGTGATGCCTGCCAGCGGCACATTAATGACCTGGCACTGGGGCCAGCCCGCGGACTTCGCTGGGATCTGGATTCAGCAAACCACCGTATCGGGTATTTCGAAGAGGTGCTTTGCCTCAACGGCGGCGAATATGAAGGCCTGCCGTTCATTCTGAACCCGTGGCAGGCGTTCATCATCGGCTCCCTGTTCGGGTGGAAAGCGCCGGACGGCTATCGCCGGTTTCGTACCGCTTACATTGAGACGGCAAAGGGCTCGGGAAAATCGCCTCTTGCCGCTGGCATCGGCCTGGTGGGGATGACCTCAGACGGCGAGGCGCGCGCGGAAATCTACGCTGCCGCGACGAAGAAAGATCAGGCGATGATCCTTTTCCGGGATGCCGTCTCGATGGTCGACCAGTCCAGGCTGTTGGCGGACCGTGTTGAGAAGTCCGGGCGCGGCGAGAAGGTGTGGAACCTCGCGCATCACCAATCGGGCAGTTTCTTCCGCCCGATCAGCGCGGATGACGGCCAGTCGGGGCCCCGTCCACACATTGCCCTGCTAGACGAGATCCACGAACACAAAACCCGCACGGTCGTCGACATGATGCGTGCGGGTACGAAGAGTCGTCGCCAAGCGTTGATCGTGATGATCACCAACAGCGGGCACGACCGCACCACCATTTGCTACGACTACCACGAATATGGAAGGGCGGTGTGCGCTGGCAGCAAGGTAGATGACAGCGTGTTCGCCTTCATCTGCGGGTTGGACGAGTCCGATGACCCATTCAAAGATGAAGGTTGCTGGTACAAGTCGAATCCCAGTCTGGCGTTCGGCAAGCCGGGCGATGCCAATGGCGGCGTTCCTGGTCTGAAGTATCTGCGCGAGCAGGTCACCGAGGCACGCGGCATGCCGTCAAAGGAATCGACGGTCCGGCGTCTCAACTTCTGTGAGTGGGTCGATGCCGAGAATCCTTGGCTCGCAGCTGATGTGTGGATGGCGTGCGAGGATGATTTTGATCTCGACATCATCCCGGACGGTGAGCCCTGTTTCGGTGGGCTGGACCTTTCCGGCACGCGTGACCTTACGGCTCTGGTGCTGTATTTCCCACGGTTGAAACTGGCGATCGCAGAGTTTTGGACGCCGGGCGACAGCCTGCAGGAAAGGGCACGGGTTGACCGGGTACCGTACGACGCATGGTTGCGGGCTGGGCATCTGCATGCCCCTCCGGGAATGGCGGTGGACTATGGCGCTGTCGCGACCCGGCTGGGTGAACTGGCTGCGCGCTTCCGCATTCAGGGCGTGGCGTTCGACCCGTATCGCATGAAGTACTTCATACCCGAGCTCGCTGGGCAGGGCATCGATGTGCCGCTGGTGGCGCACGGTCAGGGTTACACGGTTTCCCGTGAGTCCGGGCTGTGGATGCCGCGTTCGATCGAGCTCACGGAAAAGGTTCTCACCGAGAAGAACATCAGGATCAAAACTAACCCAGTCCTGCGTTGGAACGCCGCAAGCGCGGTGCTGGAAGCGGACCAGAAAGACAACCGCATTTTCGCCAAGCGTCGAAGCTCCGGTCGTATCGATGGTGTCGTGGCCCTTGCCATGGCCATTGGTGCTGCTGAGATGCAGCCGGTTGAAACCGGCGATCGCGATGGTTTCTACGACAACCCAATCATGGTGGGAATCTAATGGCAGGTGACAAGAAACCTGGCCGAGTGCGTGCAACCCTGCTGGGTTGGCTGGGTGCGCCTATCGGGCTGGATAGCGCGGCGTTTTGGCAAGAGTGGTTCGGAACGTCCAGCAGCGGCAAGTCGGTGACGGTCGACGGTGCGCTCAGACTGTCAACGGTCTGGGCCTGCGTGCGGCTGCTGTCCGAGTCCGTGTCCACTTTGCCACTGAAGGTTTATCGGCGACAGCCCGACGGTTCCCGCGAACCGGCAAAGGATCACTGGCTTTACCGGCTGCTCTGTCGCTCGCCTAACGCCGAAATGACCCCGCAGCGGTTCATGCTGATGGTGGTAGCGAGCATCTGCCTGCGCGGTAATGCCTTCATTGAAAAGCGCATGATCGGTAGCCGCGTCGTTGCGCTCATACCGCTGCTGCCTCAATGCATGGTGGTAAAGCGCCTGCCGAACGGGCGACTGCAATACACCTACGCAGAAAACGGTAAGCAGCGTGATATTCCGGAAAAGAGCCTGGTGCACATCCGGGGCTTTGGCCTGGACGGCATTTGCGGAATGCTGCCCATCACGACCGCTCGGGACATTGTCGGTGCGGCCATGTCGGCAGAAGAGGCAGCGGCCAAGGTGTTTGCTAACGGTCTACAGGCTTCGGGCTTTCTGACCGTCGAAGGTGGCGCTGCACAGGGCGCGGGCACGTTGACCGACGTCCAGCGCGATCGACTGCGTAAGAGCCTGGAAGCGTTTACCAGTTCAAAGAACGCCGGCAAAACGATGGTTCTGGAAGCGGGGCTCAAATATCAGGGCATCACAATGAACCCTGAAGATGCGCAGATGCTGGAGACCCGGGCGTTCAACGTCGAGGAGATCTGTCGTTGGTTTCGCGTGCCGCCGTTCATGGTCGGGCATATGAGCAAGCAGAGCAGCTGGGCGGCGAGTGTGGAAGCGCAGAACCTGCACTTCCTCACCA